TGTCTGCACTTCTGTCAATTGTTTGAACTGCTAAAAAACCTTTCAGATAAAATATATCATTAGCAGTTATCTCTGCAGTATGCTCACCACTAGATAAACCACTTGCTAATTCTACAATTCCATTATCTGTATCAATATCTGTGCTATCAATTGTAATAGTTGAAGCACTACCACCATCAATACTTACATCAACTGTTCCACTTGTATCTTGGAAGTCAGTTACAATATTAAGTGCAGTTCCTGTAAAAGTTATTTCTATAATTCCATCAACATTTATTCCTTTATAATCTCCACTTTCAAATTGATTATCAGGTAAAGTTACATCCTCATCATCAAATGGTATAAACTCAACCCCACCATTTGCTTTTGCATCAATTACAAAGTCTTGGAAGGCATCTCTGTTAAATTCCCTGGTGCCATCTTCAATATCTTTAAGTGAAGTATCTATATCTTTAACAGCATTAAACATACTTCTTTGCCACCAATTCAACCATTGAGCTGGTACTTTCTGTTCAACTTCCCATTCTTTATAATCATCTAATGGCTCTGCTGTTAATGTATCACTTGAAAGCCAATCTGGTATTTCTGTATAATTACCACTATATGACATGTGTTATCCTCCTTCTTTCAAATTATTCCCAACCAGGCAGTGGTGGACTTTCTACTGGTTCATAAAATCCACCTAAATATCCACCAGTTGTTCTATCTTCATTTGATAAACCTTCTTCACTACTGTATATTATCCCATCTGCTTCATCACTGAATTCTAAAGTTCCATTCAAAGTTGTATATGGTCTAACACCAGCAACTACAATTCTATGAAGTATGGCCAGAAATTGTTGCCTTGTCATACCTGCATCACTGATTGGACTGAGTGGTATCTCTATATATAAAGAAGCAGGTTCATCATTCGGCCACCTATTAATAGTAACTTCATTATTTTCAATATCTAACATTGTATTCAAAATATCTATTATATTATTAATAGTTCCATCAGCTAAATTCCTGGCAACTTTCCCTTTCAATAACAGTGTGTAAACTGAGTCATTCAGCTGACCTCTTTCCTGTTGTAAATTCTTGCCAATTCTATCTAGGTGTTCACCATAAGCCTGGTCAATATCTCTTATGGCTTTTATATCATCTTTTGAATTTTTTAACAATTGAATTTCATCTGTAACTACCTCTATGAGTTTGGCAATATTACTGTCTGAATTTTTGTTATACTTGCTTGTCAACCTCTGTAAAGCATTATCTATTAAGCCCATAATCAACTCACATCCACTTCTGTACTACTTGAAATTGTAACTTCTGTGTCACCAATTGAAATATTAGAAGTTCCACTTGGGTCATCTGAAGTTCCAATTGTTACATCTACATCTTCAACACCAGTAATTGAGTGAACAACTTCTATAATTTTTGTATATATTACATTATCACTTATACTGAGATTATTTATATAATCAAGAATTGCTTCTTCAACTTGGCTGTCACCATCACTTGGATATTCATCAGCTTTTGTTACAGTGACATCTACATAGATTGTAATTTCACTTGGTCTGGTAAAGTTTATGGTGTATTGAGTTCCATTTTTAGCTTCAACTGTAACAGAAGTTCCTCCATAGGTTTCAATCCCACCACCAACACTATCCAGCAATGCTTGTCCAATATCTTGGTCAACCCCTTTGTAAACAATACCTTGAATGCTTTTAGGTGGTAGCCCATCACTGTCTTCAGAGTTGGTAAAATTAACCCTTAATTTAACTGCTTCAACATTATCTACTGAAAGAAGTTCTGAAATAATACTATCAATGGTTGCCTTGCCACCCTTTGCTACAGAGTTTTTATATCTTTGTCTGAATTCAAAATCTGTTTCTCTATCTGAACCACCAGAAGTTGTGTTGCTATTGATTACATCATTTATTCCTGAAATTGGATTAACTATTTCAGTAATGGTTTCAGCAGCCACATTACCTTCTTCACCTGCTTCTAGTGCTTGGATGTTTAGGGTGACACCACCACTACTTATATCACCACTTTCAGTAGTTTCAAACTGAATTGGTTCATCACCACCAGTTTCAATCTCATAACCTTCTGGAACAGTAGTTCCATCATCACCACTGAAAGTTGCCTGTCCAACAGCCTTGGTTGCACTTTGTCTTTCAATTCCAATGTATTTTGCTACATAATCTAGTGATTGACCTTCAGCTGTATCTACATAGGCAGAGTTATAAACTGCTTCAAGGGCAAACCAAACTACACTTAATGGATATGAAAGAATTTTGATAAATTTTATCAATGGATTTTTATCAGTTTTATTTAAACTTGAACCAAACAAATTTTCAGCTTTTGAAATCATATCATCAACAATTTGTTCTCTTGGTTTTCTATTAAAGCCATCGCTAGTTATACCATAATCAGCCATTTATTACACCTCAACTTCCCCTTCAAGCTCTTCACCATCTATTAGCTTTGCATTGAATTTTATATATAGTGTTCTGTCTTCACCTGTAAAATCTGCTTCTATTTCTGTGACTTCTGCAATATCATCATCTTTCAAAAGTTCCTCTTTGACTAAATTTTTTATATCTTGTTGGCTTGTATCCTTATCTGATAACATTTCAATCCATGGTAAACCTAAAAGCATATCAAAAATCCATTCACCTTGGTTAATACTTAATCCAATTTCATTCCTTTGTCCAATTTCTTTTATATTATCAACCATCTTAAGTTCACCAAGTTCATTAAATTCAATGTCACCATTATCACTATTAAGGTATAAACTTTTCATTCAACAAACACCTTCTCACTGGGGCTTGGACTTGATGAATTTGGTTTGCCTGTTGAACCTCCACCTGCAACAACACCAGAGTGAGTGTGATTATCCATCCAATCTTTTAAAGTGTTGCCCAGTGGCACACCTTCACTTGCCCCACTACTTCCTAAAAATAGATTGCTTGCCAAGGTAAATATTGCATCACCAGCAGAATTTATATCAAACTTTAATTCAGTGCCATTATTATTATCAGCAATTCTAATCACACCATCACTTTCCACTACAATTTCAACTTGTTTATCATCATTGGCTATTCTCACTGTTCCATCAGGGTTGAAATACATTTTTACATCTTTATCTGTATTGCAAATGTAATAGCTTTCAGCTTCTTCAGAGGGCAAATCACTTTCTTGTTCAGCTTTCAATCCTCCTACAACTACTGCATCATCATAACTGTGTTTTCTAGTAAAATTGACCTTTTCAGCACCACCTGTCATAAGTATCTTATCCAAAGCCCTTTCATTGAATAGAACTTGAACAACATCATCCTTTTTGTAACCTGGTCTAACAATAAAGTTGCCAAAGTTCCAATGCATCACTGGCACTTCAACTATGGGTGGTATTTTAACAAATTCACCTTCTAGTTCTTTTTTATTTAGCAATTGGATTTTTGCAATCATTGTTTGGTGGTCATACTCTAGTATTTTTCCAGGCAGGGCAGTGTGAATTTCACCTATTTTATTTTCAACCATTTTTGAAATAACCTTGTTGCCTTTACTCAACCTTTTTCACCTCTATTGATGTTGTAAAGTCTTTTCCTTCAGCTGTATGTTTTCCATTTATTACTCTATAATTACCATTGATTGAACTGCTTTCTATGGTAACAAGTGCATCAGCTCTTATCCTATAATTAAGCAGTGATTTCACATTATAAGTTACACCTTCATCTTCACCATTTTGATTGATTTCTGGAGTGGATATTAAACCTGTATTTGAATTCAGTAATACTGATTGACTATTGGGTGTATTTTTTGGTCTGATATAAACCTTGCCCCTGCTACAATGTAGTTTTGAATTGGTGTCTTTGGCAATTTCCTTGAGTGCCTTATGGCAAGTTGTTGAAAAGGTTTTACCTTTTTCATATGTTACATCTTCAGCTATTTCAATTTCACCTACTTGTAAACCTGTTTGTTTAACTATCTTTGGTGCAATTTGAGAAGCCTTAGCACCTTTGTCCCAGGTTTTGTTGATTGTAGTTTTTAGCCAGTTTTGAGTATTATCACCAATAATTAAAATAGTTCTTTTATCAACCTTATCCCAATTGGTGTGATGCTTTTCTATAATTCCTGGAAGGATGATGCCTTTGTCATTTTTATAACCAGCTTTCAATTTGAATTTCTTATCTTTTTTTAGTTTTTCAGCTGTAGAACTTGATAAATTAAACAGCCTTATATGTCCAGCATTTCCTTCATCTTCACTTGAAAATTTTATTTCAAATTCTATATGCAAACCAGGATATGAAAGCCTTTCACCTTCAAATTCAAAGTCAATCCTTCTACCAAACATTTCACTCATTATTCATCACCCTTGAAAATATAGGGCTTTACATTTTCCATGAAATTATCGTATGTTATCTTGTCATCTTCACCACTATAATCTAGTGGTATTATGGCTAATTGACAAGGTACACCCTTATTACAAATATTTCCAAATATATCTACACCATAGGTCACTTTGTGACCTAAAAGAATTGGATTTCCATTACCATCATATATATTGACATAAAAGCTATTATCCTCTACATTCCAGGATATTTTGAACAACATTTCAAAGTCCATTAAGGTTATCAAAAATTTTTCTGGTCTAGTTTTGATATTGCTTTTATCTATTGGTAAATATTCAAGTTCCATTATTCCCCACCCCAACTTTCTACCTTATCTTTCACAATTCCCAAGGTGGTTTTATCTGCACTTTCTTCATCCTTTTCTTCACTGTCTTCATCCTTTTCTTCAGTTTCTGAACTTCCACCTTGAACTTGGTTTCCTGTGGCTGGGTCAGTTCCTAATTCAACTGTTATAATTTGTGATGATGCTATCCTTACTTGTTTCAAGACAATGGTGCACTCAAAACCATTTCCATATTGGGCTTCTTTCATTGGTGAAAGTTCTTGGATTGCCATATTTTTATAAGTTCCTAAACTTCCTTTGTACACAAATAATTCTTCACTGTCTCTCATTTCTTTTAAATTTTGGTGTTTATCTTGGGCATCAATTCCTGCAAAATAACACCTTAAATTTATTTTGATTGGGTTTTGCTTTATGTGGTCTGAAATATCCTCTTCATTTTCTACAGGTTTTTCAGTTACTGTATTTGAATAATTTACCTTATCACTTTCAACTACATCAATTTGAACTTCACCCAAACTGGCCATTATAGTGATGCACCTCCCAGCCCTTCTTCAGTTTCAATTATTTCAAAATATCTTTCAAGTTCCTCTCTGACTTTCTTTCCAGTTTCCTCTGGATTATCTGAACCCTCTACACTAATTTCAATACTGTTATTTTGTTCAACCTTATTAGACTGGCTTTTTTGGGTTAAATTTGTGGGTTCAGTTCCTCCAGGTGTTTTTACCTTCACATTTACACTTTGTTGACTGTTGGACTGGTTTCCTGGCTGTTGAGATGAATTATTGTCTCCACCAAACCCAAAAACTTTGTTAATCACATCACCAGTAAACCCTAGTTTTTCACTTATAATTTGTCCAATATTTGCTATATTATTGTTTATCCACTTTTGTATATTGCTCCACCATTCACCTAACTTGCCAATCATATCAGGCAATTTTATATCTATATCAGGCAGGGCTTTTCCTAAAAGCCAACCTATACTTTTCAAAACATTCTCTATTCCTGTTTTGATTATCTGTCCAATACTTCTCACCAAGAACACAACAACACTACTGACAACAGTTTTTGCTATATTAAGCACTGACCAAAAAACATTTGGAACACCAAAGGCAATTCCTTTTATACCTTCCCATAGATTGTTCCAACTTTCCATCAAAGTGTCTGTGTCAAAAGTGAATATTCCAATTATGGCTTGTCCAATTCCTTTTGATAACCTACCTATTGACTTATTCAAGTCTTGCAATTCACTAAAGAACTCACCTAAAATCCATTTAGCATATTCCCAAGTATATCTAAAACTGACACCAATCCCAATAAAATCATACCACTTATCAATCATAGGTTGTAAAACACCTTGATAACCATGCTCCATAGTGTAATATAAATCTTCAAAAGCTAACCAAAGCCCTGTTACAATAGCAATTGTCCAACCAATAGTAGAAGCAGTTGTGCCTAAAGTTGCACCCCAAGTCTTTAATATTCCAGCAACTGCAATTATTGGTTTTCTTAAGAAAGCAGCAGCAGTTGCCAATCCTAAAACAAGCCCAGTAGTTCCTAAAATACCACTAGCAAATTTTTGAGTGGCAGGTGGGGCATCATTAAAAACATTTATCAAGCCTGTTACACTATCAACTGCACCAGCAATCTTTGGAACAAAGAAGTCACCAATATTAATAGCAGCAACATTAATTGAACCCTTTAATCTTTTAAAAGCACCAATTAAAGTGTCCAGTTGTTCTTCAGCCATCATTTCAGCTACACCTTGTGAATTTTCTAGTCTTTCATTAAAGTTTGCCAATTCTTCACTGCCTGCATTGAGTAATTGCATCATAACAATTGACCTTCTGGCAGGTAAAATACTTCCTAATACATTCCTTTTTTCTTTTTGAGTCAGGCCAGATAAAGCTGTTTCAAATTCCTTTACAACACCTGTCAGCGATTTGAAATTATCATTAGCATCCCAAAGGTCAATCTTGTATTTTTTCAACATACTTTTAGCTTCAGATGTTGGGTCAGATAATGATTGAAAAACACCTCTTAATAATCTGCCTGCCCTACTTCCTTTTGTTTCTTGGTCAGCTAAAAGTCCAAGGGCAGCAGATAACATTTCAATTTCAACACCTAAACCAGAAGCTGTAGCTGCAACTTGTGGAAGTGATTCACCTAAAGAATTGATTGTTGCCTTAGATGACCTGGAAGTATCTGCCAAGACATCAATAACTCTGCGTGATTGGTCAACTTCCATCCTCATACCTTTTAAAGCACCAGTCATAATTTCAGAAGCTCTTGATAATTTCATTTCTTCAATAGCAGCAGCATCAAGAACAGCTGGCAAGGTTTCAATTACTTGCTCAACTTCAAATCCTGCTCTGGCTAAAATCTCTTGCCCTTCAGCTGCTTCTTTTGCAGTGAAGGCAGTTTCAATACCTAATTGTTTTGCATTTTTTGTTAATTTTTCAATCTCTTTTCCAGTTGCTTCTGCTACCAGCCCTGTTGTTTTAATCTGGTATCTAAAATCACCAGCAGCCTTTGTTGCACCTCCTATGGCACCACCAAGGGCAAAGAAAGCACCCATGATATAAAATCTGTATCTTTCAAGAAGGGCAATGGTAGAACTGAATGCAGCTTTCATCTGTCTGCCTGCGGTGATAGCAGCAGCACCCAGTCCACCCAAAGCAGTACTAGATTGGTTCACATTTCTTTTTAGCAAATTAACTCTTTGATTTGCTTGTCTGAGTTGATTATCTCTTATTCCAAAATTTATTCCAAATGTAACTTGCCTTAACATTCCACCAGGCACTGCTAATCACCACCTTTGTCTATATTCTCTGATAGCTTCTCATATGCAGAATATGCTTCCCAAAATGTGTCACTATTCATTTGGCTAACACCTTCATAGTCTTTCAGATAAAATACCAAATCCCAAAAAGCCATTTTTTGTGTCCTTCTTAGTTTGGCTTTGTACTTATTTCTTAATAATTTTTGTACATAGTGAATGCCATATTCACCAACTACATACTTGGTATGGGTTGGTTTATAGAAATGACTCTATCTCATCCACAACTTCTCTCATTTCACTAACTCTTTCAAAGTCACTAATTTTTAAACCCTTAGGTTTAATTACAATATTGTCAAACAACCCTTGGATATATTGTTTCCTAACTAGATTGCCCTGGGCATTTGTACAATTATCTGTATGGTCAATAGTCCACTCAACACCAGGATGTTGTAAAACATATTCTTGACCATTTTTAGTAAACTGTTTTTTATCATTATTTTTAGCCATATTTTACCTCCTATTATTTTATACTACACTACACCTTCAGCACCTACAAATGCCTCTTCATAGTCAGCAACTATAAGTGTCCAATCTCTTTCTTCAAGTTCTCCACCCTTCTCATAATCTGGGGTGTTTTGAACAACACATTCACTTCCAGAAATACCTACATCAGCAGAGAAGTTCCCATCTACTACAGCAAAGTCAAATGGTTCATCTTGTTTATAAAGTTCCATCAACTTAGCATTAGCTGGAGAATTTCCAGCCAATGTAAAGGTAACTTCAGCTGCATCATTGGCATTTTTCATGAAAGTATGCTCACCTTGAGCACCAACATGGATGTTCCTTTTGTCTTCCATTCTGGAAGCTGATATCATAGTATCTTCACCAAAACCAGTCAATACAGTTCCATCTACAATTGCATTAACTTTAGTTGGGTCATATTGCATTAGTTCTTAACCTCCTTTATTATACTTGTAATACACCTTCAACTTCAACATTGTGAACTGCCCCTGCTACTTTGGCAGTAAAGTTGATGTCAGGTAGAAGTCTATTAGCAATATCATTATCTGCAATTTCACTTCTACTTGGTGCACTAATTGTCCAAAGCCCTATTCCTTCAGTATTTGTAGCAATTACATCTTGCCTTACACCTCTTTTTAATACACCCTTAAGTTTTGATACAACTTGGGCAATTCCAGGGTCATCATAACTAACTTTTTCAGAGTTGTATAGTAAAAAGAATATGGCTTCTTCAATTCTAGCTGCAAGCCAATCTTTACCTCTTTGGATGTCTAAAAATCCACCTGAAGTTTCCTTACCTTCATTGGTCATTGTAACACCCATAGTTGTAACATAAGTGTTTACATTAGCATCCAAAAGGGTATTGACTTCAGTATTCTTATAAGTAGAACTAGCAACACCATTTAAGCTCTTAAATTTCCAAGTAGCACTGCCTGGGTCAGTTGGTGCCATTCTACCTGTGATTGCAGCATCCAAGTAGTCATCTTCACCAGAACTACCACCATCATGGGCAAAAATACCAGTTCTGCTAGAATTAATATTGCCAGCAAGTGTTTCAATTTCAGTTATTGTAGAACTTATATCTGGCTGGGTGATAAATAGTTTTTCATTAGCACCTGCCCAACTTGCTGTTTCTTCAATCCTTGACTGAGTTCTATCTGCCAAGTTCATGAAATAAAAATCACCATGTTCTATATTGTGATAATCTAGTGCATCTTGGATGGAAGTGAAGCCTGTTTCTTGCCATGTTACACCACCATCAGTAACAGTGGCTTCATCAGTAGTTGGCCAATCAGGTTCATCACTTCCAGAAGTTCCATCAGCAGTTGCTTCATAATACCGCCCATTTTCATTTTCTGAAGTTGGTTTTACTAAATCACCAGTTGTATAGCTTGTTTCTGAACTCCAAGCTGATACACTTTCACCTTCATCAATATTTTCACCTAAAACTGCAACTTCATCTGGACTTGGCTCTTGTTCAAAAATTCTACTAATCATATCATAAGCCATATCACCACTTGTAAGAGTGGTCAAACCATCAGTGCCTTCAACTTCCTTGTATTCAACCTCTTGAGTAGGGTCAAATACCAATGGAAGTCCAAAGCCCTTTTTTGATATTGGTTTTGTCTGGTCTAATATTGTAACTGTAACAACATCACTCATCACTTTGACCTCCTTTACATATCATAATTTTTACCAATGATTTCAACAGTTTCAACTGTTTTCTCTATTACTTTGATGGTGTCATTAAATCCTAAAATAACATCAAAACCTTGTCTGTCTTCATACTCTGTTTCCATCATGGTATGTCTATCATCTGTTTGAGTAATACTCTTGATAACACATTTGTTATCTGAAAGGTTTTCAAAAAACCTTCTACCTAATTGGTCAATCAAAAACCATTCTCTTGCCTTTCCAATATAACTGTCAACCTTTTTTCCATAAGCATTCAAAGATAAGGTGGCTTCAGGGCTTGAAATATAACTGTATTCAATATCCTTTTCAAAATTTGGGTCATCACTTTCAATCACCTTTTGTACCTTAATTATAGATTGCCTTGGTTGTGGATTGTATCTTACTGTAAAAGCCATTCTTATTCTTGGATATTCCATCAAGTCTGGCTTTATATCTTGAGTTCCTAAAACTAATTGCTCAACACCTGTATAGTCTTTAATTTCATTATACATATCATCAAGTAGCTGGTTTATATCAATCATTCAACCACCTTCTTTTTGGCAACAAAAGTCTTGAAATCAGAGTGGTCAGTCCAAGGTGTGTTTTCCCTTATCTCATAGTCATCATCATCTGTTGTCAAAACATCATCATCTATTGTCAAAACATCATTGTTTTCAACTTGAACAGCTGTACCATCACTGGCTTCAAGGTTTTCCCTGACATATACCTTTTTATCTTGGGTTGTATAATTCCCACCTTCATAATCTTGTATCATTTCTGATGTCATAGGAAATACAGCCACACTTATGGTATAAGTTTCAGGTGTTCCTTCTTGAACTCTACCATTTACCAACTTTTCATTTGGGTTTTTAGTGAGTTCAACTTGCCTTTCTCTTTTCCTTATAATATGTGACATCCTACTTTTCATATTTACCACTCAACCTCATATTGTATTGATTGCCATAATTTACCAGTGTCTTGTAATGGGCTTCCTTCATTTCCTTTTCTCATTTGCTGTGTCATTCCTGAAAGTGGTGGTGAGTCAACATCATCAATGGTTTCTTGAACTAATCTGACACACCAAGTTCCTAACTTATCCATCATCATTTCTGCTGTCATATTGCCTTTAATTACTTGAGTATAAAAGCGGTTGGCTTTCTTTCTTAAATCCTTTTTGTTCTTATCAAAAGCCTTTCTGATAAATGACCTTTCAGGTATATTGATTTCAGTGGTACTTGGGCTCAGTGGAAAACCTTTCCACATAAACCAACCCCTCATTGCTTCAGTCACCTCTATACTTACACCAAATTCATGAACTGAGGCAATTGTAACCATATCAGCTTCATCACTTTGTTGGTTGTTCTCACCCATCACACCAACCTTTAATTTTGCACCTTTTAACTTTTGCAATTCTTTTATTACTCTATTAGCTTTTTGATTGTTGTCTTGGATTGAAACATACCCACCCATTATGAAAACACCATAAAAGTTGGGCCACTTTCTGATTGAGCAATTCTTAAAAACTCTTGTCCATAAGCAGTTCCTTCATACCCATCAGCTTTACTACCTTGCTCATAAGTAACAGAAACATTTTCAACTTTTTCACTTTTTGCCCTTCTTATGCTTAGAGTACCAAAGTGAGCAGCCAGGTATCTTTCTGCCCTTTCATTTCCTTCAAGTTCAGTTCCAGCTAATTCACCAGCTGCATCTTCAATAATCATATCCAAACCTGTATCACTCATATCCTCTAAGTGCGGGGCAATAGCAAGAACTTTTTCTTTAGTTGTAGTTGCCATTAGTTATCACCTACCAATGTGGTGTAGAAGTGCTTCCAGCACAAAAACATATATCCATACCATCTTAAATATACTACTGGAAGCACCTTTATATCAAATGGCAATCTTGCCATTATTCACCACCTGTTTCTTGTTCATCCTCAACTTCTACATCTTTTTTATCCAACTTTTCTTGTTCTCTCATAGCTTTACTTTCACCAAGAACTTTCTCACCATTGGAAAGTTCATACCAGCCATTATCAGCTATCTTGACTGGATATTCACCTTCCAACTTCTTGAAATAAGGTGACTCAATCCTACCTGCTTCAACATCTGCATCAAAGCCAGGATGTCCTAAGTTGGCTTCAATTGTTTCAGCAGGCAGCTCATTTTTGCCTGGATTAAGCACCCCACCATTTGGAAGGTGTTTGATGTCCTTAGTATTATTGACAATCTTTTCCATGCTCAATCCCCCTTAGTCTTTAGATTTGGTCAAATCTACAAACAGCTAATGGTCTGCGCAAGATTAAACCACAAGTTCTTTCCTCAATCCTTACTTGATAAGCACCATTTGGAAGTCTGTATGGCTCATTTCTTTCCATATCTACAGCAAGACCAAGTTGCATATAAGAGGATGTAGTGTCTAATACTAAGCCAACATCATTATCTCCACCTGGGTCAGCACCTTCAAGATAACTGATTTCAAGTATCCTATCAAACCAGCCTTGTTCTTGTAAGTATGTCATAATAGTTTCACTGTTGTAATCATTATATGGCTTGTCAAGTTCTTGATATTGTTTAGGTGGTAGTACTAGAGTATCAGCACTGTAGCCATCATTGGCATTTACTTTTGCCCTAGCTTCTCTGATGTCTGTTATGATTTCCTGGCCAGTTTTGTATTCCCATTCACTACCATCTGAATCACTATCAGTTGGCACATCATAGGTGTGTTTACCAGAAGCATTTACAAGCCCTTCAATTCCTAAGTCAACATCACCTAAGAATACAAGGTCATTTTCATTTTCTGAAATTATCCTTCTGGCACTTTCTGCCTTATCTGTGTCAACAGCCATTCCATTTGCTCTGGCTGCTCTCAATTCTTGTTTCTCAACTTTAAAGCCATTTTCAATAGAAATGACTTTTTGGTCAGTTCTACTTTTGTCATTATCTACAAATGGAACATCATCTGCTCCAGTTGGTGTTCTCTTAGCTTCACCCTGTCTTGTGTATTGGTCATAGCTATAAGTTTCAGCATGTTCTGGAATATTGTCATAGACATCTAAAAATGTCCTGGCAATTAGTTCCTCTTCAACAGGTTCATATAGAGTTTCATCAATAGCTTCCAAATCTCTTTCCAACAACATTTCATCTTTTCTTTCTACAGTATTTCCAAGAATATCCTTCATGAATTATTCACCCCTCAATTATTAATTATTTGTTAAGAATTATCAACACTTAAGTCTTCAAATGTTACATCACATGGAAAATTGATTTCAATTTTCACTTTGTCACCTGAACTTCCACCTTCTACAAATTCACTATCTTCAATTACTGCTGCATAATTACTTCCAGAACTTCTAACAATAGCTTCAGTTTCAGAAGTAACATCACCATTTCCATCAATAGCAACTTTATCTCCAGCATCAATAGTACTTTCAGCATCAGCACTAACTTCAGCCATCATTACACCTTTTCTTAGTACTCTCATGGGTTGTTCAGCTACAAATTCACCATCATCAATATTTCCAGCTAATGTGAAAAGTGCAAGCCCTCTAATATCAACACCTTGAGTTCCATCAAATTCTAAAAATTGGCTGTCATTAGTTCCTCTCATGACACCTTTGCCAAATCCAATAGTGCCTTCAGCTGCTCCAGAGATTGATTCAAACCTTCTTGCTTCAACTACTTTTCCTTTGTCCATCTTATTAGCCATTATTTTAACCCTCCTTATATTGTTTATTTACTTCTTCAAATTTTTTCTTTCCTGTTTTTTCTTAGAAAGCTCATCATTCTTGTCTTTTCTTTTCTTGGTCATCAAGTTATTATCACCATAACTATCAGATTTCAATTTTCTAAGAGTAGAAACAGCACCATCAAATCTTGCATTGATGTACTCATCAGATTTTTCTTCAGCTTCAAAGTCCTCATCCAACTTCTTAATGACTTCAACCTTAATTTCTTTAGCACTTTTGCCAGAAGCATCAAAGCTGTCAATAAATTCTCTGGCTGTATCAATAAGGTCAAGCCTGTCTTGAACAATTTCTTCAAGATTTTCATTCTCTAGTTCATCAATTCTGCTTTCAAGGTTGTCAACTTCATCTTTTTTGCTATCTAATTTGCCTTCAAGTTCATCCTTTTTATCAATCAAGTTCTTAATCTTTTCAGCATCACCTTCTGCAACCCTTATTGTCTCATCACCTATTTCAATTTCAGTGAGTTCAATCTCTGGCTCATCACGATCTTTTCTATTCATTATTTCATCCATCACCTTATCAAATTCATCTTTTGTTCCATCTTCAATCCAAACTTTCTTGTCAAAATCAAGTCCTTCATAACTGTCAAAACTAACTTCCATAAGTTCCTTATCCATGCTTTTGTCACCCTCCTTTGTTAAATTAATTTCCATCTTGCTGTCACCAAGTTCTGGTGGCTCTTCATCAAAATCATCTGTATAGTGATTAGCAAGGTGCTCATAAACATCTTGTAAATCACCATCAGGTATTTCAACACCACCTCTTGCTCCATTGACAGCTGCCATTGCAGCAACCACACCATTCCATACTACATCACCATTTGTATTGTGGTGTGGTAACTTTAAATCTGTACTTTTATTGGTTATTTCACTTGGGTCATCATTATCTACCCAAGCATATAATGGCATAATTGCTTCTATTTCACTTTCACTCATCTCACCCAAGCCACCAATTGATGGTGTTGGGTCACCCCAATTCTCTTGGGTTGTGCCATAATTATCTGGATTGGGTGGTGTATAGCCATCCAACTTTATAGAATATCCAACTGGCTTCTTTGAGTCAATTCTTGCCTTTACTTTTTCACCTGCCCTGCCTTGTTCTACATGGGCAACATGGTTTATTCTTATATTTCTTTGTATCCTGTCATATTCTTTTCCATCATATGTTCCAGATTTTTCTTCAAGTTCAGCCCTAAAACCTATGCTGACTTGTTCCTTTTTGCCTGACTTAACATAAGCTATAAGTTCATCATCAAAAAGTGTTTCATCTATTACTAAAAGATTACCATCTTTTCTGGGGTTGAGGTGTGTAGTTCCTTTGGTAAAATCTTTCCAGTTTTTAGTATTCAACATCACTGGTGGGTGTCTATCTGTAATTGGAACACCCTTGATTGAGTTCATTGTAATATCTGAAAATATTTCATCCTCTGGCTTCAGCTCCATAACTACTTCACCAGTTTGATTATCAAAATAAGGCATCACACCTGCTCTAGTAGCAGCCAATTCAACTGTCAAAAATCCATCATCTTCATCCTCTGTATAGTCTAATATTTCAGCTTCTTCATACCTCTGGACTGTCTTCATCTGCCTTATCACCTCCCTCATCCTTATCTTTATATCCACATCTTGGACATTTTGGATAGATGTTGTCAGCAAAAAATTCATTTCCACATTCTGGACATTTAAATTCAAACCTTATTACCATGTCAAGTCCTCCAAAATATTATTAAAATTATTAGAACAAAAGCCCCTGAAATTAAATTCAACCAAAACCAATTAATATTATCAGCCCCCAGTGTATCCTTCATCAGCTTCATACCAAACAAGCCCTATTCCTATAAAATCTACTGATTGACCTGCGTTGTTTGTAAGAATGAACACTGCTGTATCACCTGGTTGAATAATTAAATCCAAATCCTCATGTCTGACACCTATTGGCCCTGTTTTTTGCTCAGTTGCTGAACCAAACAAAATTGGGTCAGGTTTATAAATATCTTCACCTGATGTATCAATTGTGACATCATATTTTAAACTTGCTTCAGCAAATTGAGCATCATCATCACCATTTCTATTTGGGATATTATTTACAGTTGTACCTCCTGAAATTGAAGCACCTCTTTGTATTTGTAATTTACCATATTGGCCAGTAGTAAAAGGGGTTGTTAGTTTAATATGCAAATACTTATCAGCAGGTGCAGTTATGGCAATGTTATTAACATCATCACCTGACACACCTTGCCAGTACTTATTAGTTGTAAACCCTTTGCCTTCGTGTATGCCATACTCTTCATTGCTGATGGTTTTTACACCATCTGTGACCAATTCTAAAAAATCAACCCTTTCACCTTTAGCATTATAAATATATCCATTCCAAGAGTTTTCTGGTCTGTTCTTTTTACCACCAGCCATCTGTATCACTTCTTTCTATTTTTTAATAAATTTTGAATCAAATTCTTTATCTTTCCACTTTCCTTCAATAGTTTCAAGAAACACCACTGCATCTTCAATCCTTCTGAATGGAATTAATCTTTTTTCATTTGGAAAGAATACAACTGTTGGAACACCAATTTGTGCACCAATGTACCCTTGCTCTTTTGCCCATTTATCATCTATCTTATATGTTCCAGTTCTTATACAAACAATGTCTCTTTGGTATTTACCTGACCATCTACTGACTTGTTCAATGGCTGGGGTGTGATGGTGGGCTAATACACCAACATCAAAAGGGCTTTCCTGTTCAAACATCCTCTTTACACTGTGAGTCAAGTTGAAGCTGGAATTATATCTATATTTATGTTTAGCATAAATTCTGTATTCTATCTCATCATTCACAACCAAGTCTATTCCACCACCCTCTCTAAGATATGGGGCTTCATTGGTCTGTGAATATAAGTATTTTGCAAAGTCAATTCCTGCTTCTAAAAATGACCAGTTATCATGGTTGCCTGAGGTTTTGAAAATGACATTCCTGCCAAGCTCCTCAAAGATTTGCTTGATAACATCTTGTTGGTCACCAGGTGGAAACAAAGCAGATAACATTCCACCTTTCTTAGATGATTGAACAAAGTTGTCTGCTAAGTCACCAAGTATCCCTACAAACAAGTTTGGCACAGAAGTTATCAAGTCAACATGCCTTAAAAAGGATGTATAGTCAACCCCTTCAGCACCTAAGTGCCAATCACTACTGAAAGCTATGGCAAATGGAAAATCAGTTGTAATCTCAATCTTGGCTTCATCTTGGCTGATGGATTTTTCTTTTCTTTGTTGTTGCATGTCTATTGCTGAATGCAAAAACTTTTTCCAATCAAACTCTTTTTTCTTTTTATCCTTGAAATTTATCTCCATCTTTTGCCTTTTATCCTCAGTGTAATCTTTGGACTTGATTTCCATCTCATTTCTGAGTGGAAGCAAATCCTTTTTTCTTAATCTTGAGAGGACTGTTGAAATGTAACTTTTGGAAATTCCATAAAATTCTGCAATCTCTTTGTTGGACTTTCCTGCTTTCATTAGTTCTTTTAATGTTTCAACTTCATCCTTCCAATTCACAGCCATTATATTAAATCACCCTTTTTAATTAATTGACCTCACCAATATCATTTTTTGGCTTAGTTATTAGTTCACTTGGCACTTTTTTAAATTCTATTGGAAAGCCTTGCTTTTTGGTGTCAACTAAAACTAAATATGCTTCATATATCCCCTGCCTTAAAGAATACCTTTCCATGCTTAAAGTGTTTGGGTCAAAAACTGTTTCAGCTGCCCCAAGCAAATAATTCTTTATTCCACCATCTTCACAATTCACACCTATTCTACCATTTTCACCTTCAACTACTTCAAAATCTATATCACCAAATTTACCTTTTATTTTCATTTAAAACAACCCTTCCAGAAATGCAATCATAAGATTGTAATGCTCTTTATCTATGGACTTAAAGGCAACTGGCTTTTCTATTACTTCTGGAACACCCATAGCAACAATTTCAGCACCTTGTTTTTCATAATCATAAACCTTGCCTGCATAGTGGTTGAAAAACACATTGTAACCTAATTCATTGTTGTTTTTTATTTCTGGATATATCTCTGTAAGTTCTGCACCTCTTGTTCTCTTTTTAAAGAAGTAGTCAACTGCATCTTCAAATTTACTTCCAGAATTTCTATGTGTTATGTGGCTCATTTCATGCAATATAGTCTTGACACCAGAGTCACTGGGCAGCTTCATCATACCATTCCAAGTTCCACTTGAATAAGCAGAAGCCCTTGAACCAGCTGAAAGTTCTCTGAAATGCAAAGATTGGAATTGAAGATTGTCTGTTGAAAAATCCAAACTTTCACTGGCATATCTTTTATAAATATTTTCAGCCTTCCTTAGCTTTTTGATGTCAATTTCATAATTCCTTACTGGGTCAACTGATATTGAAAATTCCCTTCTTTTTCCAAACAAAGAACTCATATCATCAATATCATTCTTTTTATTCAACACAATATCTCTTAGTTTCACTTGATAGGTGCTATCTTTCTTTGCCATCTCAATATAATCTTCAAAAGTCCTTTTTAAATTTGAATAACCTTTTGCCCTATCCCAAGTTGCTATGTCCTCAGAAAGCTCATCAATTTTAGGTTTGATTATATTCTCTACATAATCAACTTGAGAGTTTCCATCTGGCAAATCATTGAATTCATCTATATGTTTAATAAGGTCATCTGGTATCCTTCTTGATTCATTGTAGGTGGTGTTACCTCTTTTAATTGTATAATCTACAAGGTGATAATCCTCTGTATCAAAATTTGTATATTTTATCTTTTTGGCAGTTGGGTTGTCTAAATCTTTGGCCATCTTTATCCTCTTATTACTTGCAGAGTCAGCAACATCTAACTTG